CTAAGCCCCTGAAATTCCTAGAGTTTCGGGGGCTTTTTCGTTCTGGCTTGGCCAAGTGTCGAAGAACTGTCGAAAATCTCGGACAGGACCAAAGGTCAAAGCATCCCGCAGATGCTCCGGCGCAAGGTGCGCATAACGCATAGTCATGGTCAGCGACGTATGGCCGAGAATTTTCTGCAAGGTCAGGATATTGCCCCCGCTCATCACGAACCGACTGGCGAACGTGTGACGCAAGATATGGGATGACTGGCCGCTAGGCACAGGCAGGCCAGAAGCTACTAGAGACAGCCGAAAACTGTTCAGGCAGTTAGAAAACCTTCCGTGTCGCTTGAAATGCTCAAGGACCCGCGATTCCAGGACAGGATCAATCGGAACAGATCGAACACGCTTGCCTTTGGTATTCACAAATGTGACCAGACCGGAGCGAACACGATCAGGAGCCAGAGACTGCGCTTCACCCCAACGGCACCCAGTGGCAAGGCAGATCGCAGCAACCATAGCAACATGCGGCGTGGTACAGCGCCGATGGATAGCCTCAAACAGGACTCCGACCTGATCTTCGGTCAGATAGCCAAGCTCCTTTTCTTGAAGCCGAAGCGGACGGACACGTGCCAATGGATTGGGATAGTCAATGTCATCGAGTTCACGAAGAACGTTGAACACTGATCGCAGGTAGCCAAGCCGATTGTTCAATGTTTTCGGATTCGCACCATCCTTAAGTGCTTTGGCACGATACTCAGCGTAATCATTACCTGTCAGCCGCACAGCAACCGGGTCACCCAAGTCTTTGGCCAACGCATCCAGAAGGCGCCGACGAGCATCACCGTCAGCCAGCGTATGAGCATGCAAAACAGCCCAGCGGCCTACTAACTCAGAAAGGCGCCGCCGATCCTTTGGACGAGGCGACCAATCCGGCGATTCAATGACCTTGGCGCGGCATGTTGCTTCGAATCGCTGAGCCTCGGCCTTCATTCTGAACGTCTTGCGAAAACGTTTGCCCTTCACAGGCTCAACATCGACTTTCCAACGGCCATCCGGCAGTTGTTCAATTGCCATCAGACCGCAACTCCCCATCGGACCACGCGTTCCTCCAGGCGCTCACCGATCATGGCCCGCACGTCCTGTGGCGTCATGCCCTTGTCACGGTAATAGGTGCGGATCAGCGGCCAGAAGGGCAGGGTCTTAAGAGCCTGATACGTCTTTTTTGCGTCCAACCCTTGCCGCGCCGCGAGCGTGATGGCGTTGCCGATCATGAGATCGATGTTCTTGCCGCTGAAGCCCTTGGCGGTCTTGTATTGACGCTTGTAATAGGTCTTTTCGACCAGGGAGCTGACACCCGTCTCGACGGTCACATCGTCCCGCAGCAGCGTCCAGATCGGGTCAATGACTCCAGGGCGCGACATGAGACGAAAACGGCTGAAGCCGTAACGCCAGAGACCATCGAGATGAGGCGCAAATTCTGCAAAGGTCCGCGTTTCGATGAACTGGCCGGATTCGGTGGAGCAGCTCCCCGCTGCAAACTGGTCAACGATGGAGTGATGAAAACGGAACTCAGCACGCCACACCGGCTGCTCAGGGTCATAATTATCAGGATCGTTTTCGTCAAAGCTGTCGCTACGCTTCCAGACGCTTTCCCAGAAGTCGAGCTTGTCGATAGCGCGAGCCTGAAGCGTCTTGTTGTAGAAGCCGAGCTGACAGGCGCCCGCAGAACCGAACAGGAAGGACTGGCCACGGCCATAGGTAGCCGACTTGTCGGCCCACTCGAAACGGTTGACGCCGTCGAAGCTGCGAATGGAAGTCGCCTTGCAGTGCATGCGCGCGACCATGTCTTCAGGTGGCGTCCAATTCTGGAAATCGACCGCAATATGCACAGCGCATTGCTTCGGAACCACGTTGCTCATGGCTTCACCGGCCAAGCGATCCATGAGCTGCTGAAGGCGTTCAGGCTCGTGGGCGTCAATAGCATGGGGAGATACTTCGATCTTCAGGTGCGGCCCGATGGCATCCAGCTTGCGGTTGAAGTTTTTCAGGAGCAGGACCAACCCGAGGCCGGAATTCTGCAGCTTGAACTGGTAACCGCTGTCGCGGCCCACACGGGAGGCATGGAAGCGATATCCGGCAAAATCGACCACGCCGGGCTTGTCACCGAACAGCGCCAGCAGTTCGGGCCGCAGCAGGCCCTCATAGAGCTGGCGAACGGTATCGACGCCGCAACGCAACAGGCGAACACCTGACAGGTCGGTGAACTTGGCCAGGTGACTATCAAAAAAGAAGCGGCCCTTCGGATTCTCGACAACCTCACCATCCGCACCGAACAGAACTCGAATTTGATCCTTTGCCATGACTGATCCTTACTGACTGTTATTGACCGTTTTCATTCGTGTGTTATTGACGTGCTACAGGGACGTCCCAACGCTACGCGGCGGGGCTTCGGTGGCTTCGCTACGCTCGCCCCCAAGCCCCACCGCTTGCTTGCCCACGTTCACAGCCTCACCGGCACCACCCAACACGTAGCCGGCCATGTTTTGAGTGACCGGCCCACTCCAAGGCGTTACAAGATCACCGTCTATCTCGCACTGGTACTGGTAATCCATGCTCACCGGCTCACAGTCGGCCAGAGGGTGATAGCGGACGCCGGCCAAGCTAGTGAGCATGACAACATCTGCCATTTTGTTTGTGGCGGGATCAATCCGGCGCATATGCCCAGCAACGCGCCAAGTGGCCGAGTATCCCCGCCGTTGAGGGGCAGCAGTTGCAGCAGTTGCAGGCGGCGATTGAATAGGGGCCATGCCATCAGGCCAGGGATTAAGCTGGACATGCGCAGGCTCTGAACGCACCTCAGCAACGGGTTCAGGCTCTGGAGACTGAAATGTCATGCCGTTTGCGAAGAATTTGCCCATCTGCCAAATCAAGATGCCGATCAGCACCGGAGAAACGAGCGCGAACAGAACAAGCGGGGAACGCCAAATAGACGCACGGCCATCGGCTTTTGATTCATCGCCTACCTGCCCCGTCAGACTCTTAGTCGCGCTCTGATAGTACTGGTGAATCGACTTTTCGTACCTGTCGAAAACACTCCGGAGCAGGCGCGATTTAGGCGGTCGCTGGCCCTTTGCGGCACCCTGATAAATATCAACACGGAACCGCTTGCTGGCCCCGATGGCGTTGAGCTTGACGCTCTGATAGGTGGTATCTACCAACATAGTCGCGAATGCGGCGATCTGATCAAGGTCCTGAGTAACCAGCACAATGCGCGTGCTGTTTCCCTGCTCGTCAACAAGGTGGCGATGCTCGGCCAAGAACTCTTTATCGCGGAACGGAACCTTGGCAGCAGGCATGCCCTTCGGCCACCTGCGCCAGAGTTCATCCAGCACTACCACGGAACCGTTCGGCACTTGGTCAAACAGCTTTTCGTCTTTGTACCAGTCATGGGGCAACTGGCGAATTTGATCGGGATACTCGCTATGCGCCAGTTCAGTCAGCGGAATATTCGTGATAACAGTCCGCCCTTGCTTGAGACTTGGCAGAATCGCGAACTTAACGACCGAATAACTTTTGCCGCTTCCAGGTAGGCCGACGTAGGCGTCAATTGCCATAAATCACCCAATCAGCGGAATGCGCCGAACAACAAAGCGCAAAAGCAGAGCAGTCATAACCATGGCCATCCCTTCAGGCACCGCGAACAGGTTCAGCGTCCAAAGCACATTGCCGCCAACACCATTTAGATAGCCCTGAGCCGAGGTTATAAAACTCGGAACAGGGATGGCGTCAAGAACACCGGCCAACCCATCTAAAAGCAATTCCCACAGCTTGAGCGGGAGCCACAAAAACAAGTCTTTCAACCATTCTGCGAAATCGCTGAGCATGTTTTAAGCCTCAAAAAAGGTTCGAACAGCAACCAATGCCCAAACCGCCAGCATGATCGCACGCAAGGGTCCGAGCCAATCAGCAGCCCAGCCACAGATCGGCTGGAAAGATAAAGTCCCAAGAATCGGGACAGTGAAAGCATCGAAGGAACAAGAGCCGCCCGAACTGAAGGACAGACCACGAGCAGCAGAAACAATCGGCGAGCCTTCTACACGATCCATAAACTGCGCGGTAGTTTCTCCAAAACTTCCGGCCTCGTCATTTTCTGGGCCAGCAAATTCTGATTCTTCATCTTCACCATCTTCTAAACATCGCGGACCGATGCAATCTTTTAAGCCGTCGCCGTCCTTGTCCCCTTTACCGTCAAGCGCACATAAAGGCCCAACACAACTACCAGACTCGGAAGTCGTATTGCCAGCGCCATCCTTTATGACAATCGTGCTGTTTTTGGTAGTCGTAGAGGTGCAAGCATTGGCACCGACGCAAGTTACTTGTTCTATTGTGTCGGTTTTGGTTGTAGTGGTGGACCCATCTGCGTTTTGTTTTTCTTCAACAGTTGTTCCGATTGTAATGCCGTTAGTTTCGGGCGCTTTACCAATACACTGAAATTGACCATTAACACTCCCACAACTAGTTTGACCAGGCACATAGTTATAGTTGTGCGAAGTGCAGACCCTGCGCCCTTCCCCATCGTAAACATAGGTACATGGCTGGCGCTCATTAGCAACAGGCGCATCAGGTATATCAGCACACTCAGCGCCAGGATCACAAACCCCGTCAGCACCTGGACCTGTAACAACAGGGGGGGCAACAGAGCCACCCGAGGTAACGTCGCCTGTGAAAGATACATAAACCATGCACTCGCTTATGTCGGACTGAAAACCGCCGCCAGTTGGCCATGATTTAGCCGGCGATTTTTGACAGTGACCAGTTGGACCAGGCACCGCATGACAACCGCCAATATTTAGCGGAGGCGGCGTCTGAGGGCTCCCGTCGCCATTAAAAGAGACATACAACTTTTTTGGCGCGCCGGTGCCGGCAAGAGCCTTGCACTGCGACGGCAAATCGGCGCGGGTCCAATCAACGCACTCGCCAGAGGAGTCAGTAACAAAACCGAAACCCGTATTCGGTGTACCTTCGCGCTCGCAGGATTGACCACCCACGGGCGCAGATGCCTCACACGTACTTTCAAGAGTTCCAGTTCTATGCCACTCACCATAATATGCGATCAATGCACCCTGGGCGGGATAATAATAACACTGCCCCCCCGCTGCACCGGATGACGACAAAGCGCCGTAATTGCCGACTCTTGAAATGCCCGCAGAATCGATCAAGCCTCGGCAAGCATCGCCCGACCCAGTTGTCCCCGAAACTTGATACGTTTTAGTCCCGTGCGTTGCGGTGAAACAATACGCTAGCACATCACCGGAAATGAGCAGAAGCGGCAACATTAAACACGCTAAGCGCAACATGTTAGACCCTCCCAAAAACCGAATAACCACATGCTGCGCCGAGCATGAGAAACGACCACATATAAAGGTCGATCATCGCCATTAATTTGCCTCCCCCAATGAAAAGGGGGCCAAATGGCCCCCAATTCAACCGCCGCGATTAACGACGAATCACGCCGACCAGCATCTGGCCGCCCTTGAACGCAACATAGGCCAGAGCAAGAGCGCCAAAGATGACGCCCGCGCCAGTTACGATTGCGCCGAAATCGACCGCACCAGTTACAGCAGTGACCATATCAGTCATGGGTGTTACTCCTTGTTGGGATTATAAATTGCGTTAAGTAACAAACGACCCACGATGCCGAGAATGCAGCAACCGGCAACTAAGCCGAAGCCATATCCGAACATAGTTGCCAAGTCTGCAATTGGCAGTTGGCTAGGGTCGAATGGTTCCGGTACTGCCATTAAATGCCAGATACCTGAACACAGTGGGGCGCCATCACTTGCGATAGTTACTGCTCCTTCACAGATGAGGGCGCCAGAAGTCATTAATCATTTACCTCGCAATGCGCCGAAATCGCTTGTTCGAACGCCTGTTCAATTTCCGGGAAAACTCCTACTAACTGCCACATCATGACAACAGCGGCAGTAATCACGCCGAACATGAACGGAAGCGTCCAGTGCCAAAGCAACGCAACGAAGTAACGACGCTTATTCATTTGAAGTTCCTTTTGTTTCGGGCTGCGATTCAGAACAGTCCGGGCAACTGGTGAAGTAGGGCGGCAGTCCAAGATCGGGCAGCAGGTCGCTTTGCGGCGCTGGCTGCGCCATGAGCTTGCCCATGTCGTTACCGCAGCAGTCACAAAGCACTTGATCGCCGATCAGCATTGGTCCGCCCTCGCTTCAGTTGGCCAATTAGTTGGCTTTGGCCGGGTCAGCAGCCTTTGCTGCGCTCTGCTGAGCAGGCGCGGCAGGGCGAGGTTGTGCAGTCGCTTGGGGCTGAGCCGAAACGACCTTGACGAGCATTTGCGTATTCGTGGTGCGACCGAAGCGGTTGGTGATCGGTCGAATCTGGCTTTCGAAGGTCAGGGCAACCGGGCCTTCGCTTAGGTCGATCTGTTCCAGGCAGGAAGCATCAGCGGCGTATTCGGTGACTTCGAAGCCTTGGGCGTTGCCGTTGCTACCGGCAGGAATAGGCGACAAGGCTTGAACGTTGGCACGGACTTCACCGGTGTCTTTCACCGTGTAGAAGTCTTTCTTGATGACGAACAGGCTGGTAATGGATGTTGCTGCTGGGATTGCGAACATTGCTGCTTCCTCGTTGTTTGCCCTTTTGGGCTTGCTGTTTCCATTGGCCTCTTTTGGCGTTTTGCCTTGGCCGTTGGCGTTGTTTTCTGTTCCGTGTGGCGACCCCTTACGGGGCGGGCTCTATTCGCTTTGCGAACCAAGCCAAAACGATGGAGCTGTTTTGTCTTGGCCCTTACGGATAACGATCCCTGTCGCTCTTGCCTTCCAGGCGCTCAAGCAAGAGCAAAAGCGCTTCCTCGGACTCAAGCTCAAGGGCGGGGGGCCTATTCCCCCACCCCTCTGCCATCTCATCGGTCGCAGGGGACCGTAGCCCTCAGCCCAGCCCCCGCAAGGGTGAAACAAGCGCTGCGCGCCCTTGCGGGGGCTAGGCTTCGGGCTCCTTTGGTCCCGCGACCGACGACGATGGCGACGGGGCGGGGGAATAGGGTTCAGCAGTGGCAGACAGGCCGTCAGGACAGCCAGCCGCAACCCACTGAGCCAGGACAGCACCACCCAGGGACCAGAGGTCGGTTCCACGGCGTATGGCTTCCTCACTCAGCGCCAATTTCACCGAGGAGGGGGCGACGACGTAGAACCGGACGTCTTTGTCTTCTACTTGCGCAAGGCGGGGCGGGATCAT